TTTATCACCAGCAGCTCCATCAGCTCCAGCAGCTCCATCAGCTCCAGCAGCTCCATCGGCACCAGTTAAACCAGTTGCACCTTGTGGACCTACATCACCTTTATCACCTTGTGCGCCGACTGCGCCTGCAGCTCCATCAGCTCCAGCAGCTCCATCAGCTCCAATTTCACCTTTTTGACCTTTAGCACCAAGTAAAGTGTTTAACCAATCAACTTCGTTAAGTGGGTTGGCCATTGAGTTAGCATAAACTTCATAAGCTGTATCACCTTCATCACCTTTAGCTCCAGTGTCACCTTTATCTCCTTTATCACCAACTTCACCTTTTTGACCTGGGGCAACATCGATAGTTAATTCACCATCTGTAGCTTGATTACCAGCAGTACCAGTAATACCAGCACCTGTAAATCTTAAATCTCTAATACCATCTACTGGATTATTAAGATTTGGTACTGTAACTTGAATGCCCTGAGATAATAACCCTTGGTATGATTCTGTAAAGATACCTAATGAATCATTTGCAGCTAATAAGTAGTTGTCACCGGCTGAGCTAGAATTACCTTCATAAACAAGACCTAATTGAATAGCATCTGCTAGATCTGTATCTACTTGGTTACCATTAACATCAATTCTTTGATAATTTGTAATTCTAAATAAAGAATACTCAGAAGTGTTATTTACGTTTGTGAAGAAGATTGAGTTTGTCAATCCATCTACACCAATTCTATCACCTAGTACAGTTTCTAACCATTGGTTTTTAAAACCTTTATCATCTTGGTTAGATACTTTAACCATAGTAATCTGTGAAGGAACTTCAGAGTTGAAGACTATTTCACCAGAACCTGGATGAGTACTAGCATAATTAGATAATGCTTTTATTTTATATACAGTTGAAGGAACTGTAAATCTAGAAGCTACGATTTCTCCGATATTGTCACCGGCATCAAATATATTACCGATTTTAAGTTTTGGTAATACTACTTCAGAAACTGCTTCTGATATTGTAATTCTTACATACAATTCTCCAGAAATACCTGCTTGAGATAAATTTAATGCAGCTGATTCTGATGCTGAAATTTCGATTGAGATTTGGTTAGCAGTTTCACCTGAACCATGGATTAAGTTATTAGCTCCTAACGATTGAGTTTTGATGACAACATTGTCGCCGTCAATATATTCTACCTTGCAGTCATTTAGTAAAGCTACAGGAATAGGGTTACCTACATAATTTTTATGTAATGTAACGATTGCACTTGTTGCTTGTCCTCTAATGATGTTAATCATCGAGGGTAATACCGCAAACAAATTTTGACTAGTCACGTTTGGCATAATTAGTATTTGTATTTTTCTGTTTTATTATATATCACGCTAAATTTACTAACATTCTACTTAAAATGTGTAATCTTTACGAAGAAGACTAAATACACAATAGTTTATGACTGCCATAGCATGATTTTCAACTTCTGTTTCCTTTTCTAAGTTGACCTTTATTAAAATTTTACCTGATTTCTTAGAAGATATTTCTTCAAGTCTTGCGAAATATGTATCTTCATTCCAATTCTCAGTTTTTATATGTTGCATTCTAAAGTCTTTCCAATGCATTTTAAAACTTTGAGCGGGTTTTGTAAAGTAGTAAATGTGAAGTTTGTCGTCTGCTGTTTTAATGAAAACAAAGCCATCGCTTAAGAAGTATTTTCTATCTCCTATATAACTATATTTGATATTATCTTCAATCTCCCTCCATGATTCCCTACACTTTCCATGAAGCTCTTCAAATTTATCAATAGCTTCATTTACTACTTTATCTAATATAGCATTAGTTTCTAGCTCTTCTGCGGTAGTGAAGACCATTTCTAGATCTTCCCATTGTAATCCCATAACCTCATACTCAGCAGGCTTTACACTTGTTACTTGTTGCGCGTCATACCTATATAAGTAATCCAATGTATCATCAACCTCGACTAAAACTCTCATTAGATGTCCTCGTAAAAGTCTCATTTTAAGCTCTTTTACTCTAGCCAACATTTTTAGAGTCTTATACTCAAGGTCCATGGGACCCTCTTCTATCCAATCTGGTATTTTATACTTACTCATAGTTTATTTATTTAACTTACTATAAGCATGTTACTAGATTTCTAGCTAAAAATTTTTTTGTAATTTACTAAAAGATACATGGCCGCTCTTTCTGCAGCTTTAAATGTTTTTCTTTCTCTATAATATTCTGGTATATCACCGCTTGATAGCTTATGCCAAGGAGTTTTACGGTGTAGGATATGAAAACTGATTTGACCGTACTCGGAGACTTCTTGCTGAATAACTATTCTTTTAGAATATTCAGGTTTTATATTCTTTATCTCCTCTAGCGTAGGTAGTGTCAATTCTTAAATTTTATCGTCTGTTACTTGTCTAGTTTCTTTTTTAATCTGATCGAAAGCTTCAACTGTTGTCAAGCCCCACTGTAGAATGAACCAACTCATCTCTTTCTCTGCCAACTTCTTAGTTAATCCTAACTTTTTCTGAATTAGTTTAGAACCTTCAGTGATGAATGTCTTTTCATACTCTCGTGTAGTCTTGTACTTCATATACCATTCAGGATCTCCTTTTACATCAACATAAGATTTTCCATGTGGTTTTAATTGTAAATCAACCAGTTCGATAAAAACTTGTTTTTGCTTGTTTCTTTTATCTGACATTATTTCTTTTGTGGTTTAATGATTTCATCTATGATGCCATACTTGATTGCTTCGTCTGCACTTAGCCAAAAATCACGTTGAGCATCTTCTTTAACTTGTTCAGGCTTCTTACCGCAATAAGAACCTAATAATACAAAGAGTTCGTCATTTAACTTTTGCCACTCTTTCCAATCTATTTCTGCATCTTGGATGTTACCTCTAAATCCACCTGAGGATTGATGTAACATTGTTTGTGAGTGTCTCAATGAAGATCTCTTACCTTTTGTTCCAGCTCCTAAAAGTACTGAACCCATAGAAGCGGCCATTCCTGTATTTACAGTTTTAATATCTACTGGAATGTATTCCATCACATCCACCATAGATAGCCCAGATTTAACCGAACCTCCTGGTGAATCGATATGCATTGTAATATCTCCGGATCCCGTAGAGGATAGAAACATTAACTGTGCTTGAACAATTGTAGACATATTGTCATTTACAGGTCCTGCAACCCATAATAGTCTGTCTACCATCAATCTTGAGAAGATGTCCATTTGCGTCATACGCATTTCTCTTTCTTCTAAAATATAAGGTGTTAATGAAGCCTGTTTATTGTAAAGATCTAAATTACTAGAACTTACATTATATTCAGATCTTGCAAACCTTTCAAACTCTTTATCTTTTGGTAAATACTTCATATTTGTTTATTCATTTGTTTGATGAGGTCACATGTTTCGTATTCCTCTATTTTTAAAAAGTAGTCCATTGCTTTTCCCAGACACTTTATATAACCCTCTTTCGGCAGCTCCATCTGATACTCTGCTCCATCTCCGTCAACTAATATAGCTAAAAGTTCACTATTTGTTTCATTACCTTCTAATTTTTCTAAAATAAATTCTACAATCCTTCTGTAGAAAATATCATATTTAGACATTAGAAGTTTATCTATATCTTCCCTCATTACTTTATTAGGGTCTAGGTGTATCTTAGGAACCTTGCTCATTACAAAACAAAATACTTGTCAAGAATAGCTTTGTAGCCTTCTTTATCTAAAGCTGTCGTTCTATCTTCATTAATACTCTCATATATTTCTTTACAGAACTCGTTAGCTGCTTCTGTTAGGAAAACCTTTTCACCATCATAGTCAATAAACTTTTGCTTTAGGACAAATGTGTTCTCTGTTTCGGGATTAATCTTTTCTATCTTAATTGCATCTGCTAAATCAAAATGTCTTTCATAAAAATGTAGGTTATCTGCAAAATGATAATAATCACCTAATTCTAAGTCTGGGTATGTTTCTAATAACTTAATATGTACTGATTGTTGTAAGAATGCAAAAAATGGCGCATCAAATGTAAGACCATAGAAAATATCATTAGATCTCATTTGAATCTTCATATTTAATTTATTATCTCTAATAAAGAAGTTTGCATACATCGTACATACAAAATCTTTGTTACCTTCAAATTGAAATTTAGGTTGATTAAAGAACATAATAGCTTGTCTACTGTTTTTATCAGCAACAAGTGAATCTACAACCCAACCAAATTGTTCTTTATTAAAAACTAAAGAACCATAGTTAGAATTAATCTCATTTGAATCAGGATTAGTTAGTGTACCCCAGAAATTAGAGAATGAACCGATAAAGTCTACGTCTCTGTCTTGTTCTAAATACCAACATAATTCACCTGCTAAGTATTTCCAATTGAATTTTCTCTTTTCAAAATTAGCAATTGGTTGCACAGGGTTAATAGTAAAACTAGAAAGAATCGACTCTTTTACCTTTAGACCTCTTGGATCTGCAGATTGATTTTGTTCTTCTATATGATTAATAATGTTTACGAATGTGTTTGAAAAACTCATATTCTATAATTTAATAACTTTATGTAAGTTATATGATAAAATGTAAAAAGGTTTACTATCTTTCTTACTCTACAAGAGTTAAATCTTCGTCAGGGTCTACAATAAATGCTTCAACACTGAGAAGATCGGTCAACCACTCGTCGTTAAGTGTGGATCTGCGCATCCAGCCTAATAACATCTCTTCATCTTGGCTCGGAGTGTTAATCATAACGAAAATAGGTTTATCAGCCTCAATCCACCACATGTTGGCTCCACTCGCGAAATCATTAGTACCGCCACTATCATTATAGTCACTATGTGATGTTCCTCCATTTCCATTACCGTCTTCAAATCTTGCAGCCGGGTTTGTTGGTGTGGTTAAACCAGAACCTAAAGAATGTGTATGCAATGTAGTCCATGCTTCTGTATTTCCATTGGTTTTACCATGGTATTTAACGGTAACGTTAGTTTCACCGAATGGAGCTACAATAGCATAATCTGATAGAGTATTTCCGTATGCGAATGTATTTGATAGAAATTCAATTCCTAGTCCCATTGCTGCATCACCACCAGCGCCATCTGCAACTTCAGTCGCCCATACTTTGTTTCCTGATATTTGGCTATAAACAACTAAGTCAGTATTAGACGTAGTATTCCCAGAAACAGACCAATTGCCCTGAGTGGATGCTCTTCTTGTGAACATAAAGGTACTAGCAGGAGGTACCATCATTCTATCGCCTCCATCAGTTTCATCAACAGATACAATAACATCTTCTGTTGATTGTATGAAAATTCTAGATTGAGACGTGGACCAATTTTTTGTAATAATCTCTCCAGCTTCTATATCATGTTCTGTATCAATACCTATTGCGTCATAATACCCTCCACTGTTCTGAGCAGTCTCTCCATATTTGACCTTGCCAGTTTTTAGACCATAAATTGAAATTTGACTTCCTCCATATCTAGAAGAATAGAATCCAAATCTAGTTCCTGCTAAAGACTTAGGAACCATACTACCTGTATCACCAGATCTTAAACAGTGTAATGGTGTTCTTCTGGAAGTTGAATCGTTATCTTCAGTAGCAAAAAATACATCGCCTATTGCAGTTGATTGCTCATGTCCATAGGGATTGTTTGGACTGCTTGCTATTTGAGTAGTGCTACCTGAACGAGTTCTCCAAATATAACCACCATAAGGCATAGTCATTTGAGTTCCGCCAGCTCTCATTACAACCCAATCAGATAGACAGTGGTTTCTTTTTTCAGACCTGTTAGTAAATTTCATAATTTTACTAATGAAATCTCCTTCAACTAAATCAGTTGACATCGGACCTAATTTTTTAGGTTTGCCAGTGGATTTATCTTGATGTACTAATGTTTTTGTTCCGGAAAGAACATCATTCACTTTATAGTAACGAGAGACTACAGTTCTGTTTCCCGGTGCGTTATCTAATTTTAAGAATCTTTTTGTTACGGTTCCTGAATACGTAGAGTCTGTATCCCGACCAGGATTCCACCTAAAATACTTTGCCATCTAATCTAATTGTATTATATTATTAGATTATATATTATTCAAATTTTTATTTGATGACAAGTTTGTCTTTGCTTTTATCTTTAGAAATTGTGTAAGTTTTACCTTCTTCCAACATGCCGTCTAGGATTGCATCTGCTACAGCATCTTCAACATATTTTTGAATAGCTCTTTTAATTGGCCTTGCGCCATAAGCTTGGTCGTAACCTTCTTTTGCTATAAATTCTTTTGCATTCTTGTTGAACTTAAATGTGTAGTGTTGTCTACCCATTCTTTCAATAAACTTATTAAGTTCAATATCTACAATCTTAATTATATCTTTTGCTTTGAGCTGGTCAAATAAAACAATATCATCCAATCTATTTAAGAACTCTGGGCTGAATTTATTCTTTAGTTCTTTTTTGATAATGCCAGACATTTTTGCTTGTTCTTCTAACATTGATGATGAGGTAGAGAATCCAATACCTGTTCCGAAATCTGCAAGCTTTCTTGCACCAACATTTGAAGTCATAACAATTATAGTATTAGTAAAGTCTACTATTCTACCATTTGAATCGGTTAGTCTGCCTTCATCTAGCACTTGAAGTAATGTATTGAAAATATCCGGGTGAGCTTTTTCAACCTCATCAAATAAGACTACAGAATATGGTTTACGTCTTACTGCTTCAGTTAATTGACCACCTTCATCATGACCTACATATCCTGGAGGTGCTCCAATCAATCTAGATACATTGAATTTTTCTTGATACTCTGACATATCAATTCTAATCATTGCGTCAGTATCTCCAAACATATATTCTGCTAAAGCTTTTACAGTCTCAGTTTTACCAACTCCAGTTGGACCTAAGAACATAAATGAACCAGTAGGTTGTTTTGAAGATGCAACTCCAGTTCTAGATCTTTTAATTACTTTAGCTAGAGCTTCAACTGCTTTATCTTGTCCGATAATAGCTTTCTTAATATAGTCAGCCATTTGCTTAATCATCTTCATGTCATCAGCTCCCAATCTTGTAACTGGAATTCCAGTTGCCATCGATACAGTTTCTGCAATATCGTCTATAGTTACCTTTCTCTTTTTAGTCTTTAAGTTAGATTCCCATTTTTCAGTCTCTTCTACAATTCTTGCTTCAAGATTAATCTGTTCATCTCTTAGAGATGCGGCAACTTCATAATCTTGTTTCTCTACAGCAGATTTCTTTTTATTCTTTGTCTCTTCACACTCTTGTTCTAATTGCTTTATTCTAGCAGGTACTTTAACTTCTAATAAGTGAGTTCTTGCACCAGCTTCATCCATTAAGTCGATAGCTTTATCTGGTAATTCTCTTTGTTTGATGTATCTTTCAGACATTCTTACACAAGCTTCGAGAGCTTCTGGGCTATATTCTACTGAGTGGTGCTCTTCATACTTCTCTTTAATTCTTGTAAGTATTTCGATAGACTCTTCAAGTGTTGGTGCGTCAATGAATACCTCTTGGAATCTTCTGGTTAAAGCTCCATCATCTTCGATATTCTCTCTATATTCATCAAGTGTAGTTGCACCAATACACTGTACGGAACCTCTGGCCAATGCTGGTTTAAGAATGTTTGAAGCATCAAGTGCTCCACTAACTCCACCTGCTCCAACGATAGTATGTAACTCATCAATAAAGACAATTACATCATCTGCCATCTTAAGCTCTTCTACAATGTTCTTCATTCTCTCTTCAAATTCACCACGATACTTAGTACCAGCAACAATGGTTGTCATATTTAAAGAAATCAATCTCTTATTTAATAATACTCTAGCAACTTTCTTATTTACTATTCTTTGAGCAATAGCTTCTACAATAGCAGTCTTACCTACACCTGGATCTCCAAGGATAATAGGATTGTTCTTCTTACGTCTTGCAAGAATTTGACATATTCTGTAGATCTCTCTGTCTCTACCAATAATAGGGTCTAGCTTTCCTTCGTGCGCTGCTTTAGTCAAGTCTTCACCAAACTCATCTAAGAATGGTGTTGCTTTCTTTTTAGCTGGGAATCGTTTCCCTTTTTCGTTTTCGTATCCGTCCGCTATCGGCATAATCTTAATTGTTTAATTAATGTATCTATTATATTGTTAATTAGTCAATTGTTTATTAGTTTGCAATGTTATCTGCTGCATAAACTCCTGGGAGTAACTCTGGTTTGTATCTTGCTTTGAATCCAAACCCAGTTACATAACCTACCGCTGCTTTCACCAACTTATTTGACTTTTTAGTTGGGTCTATATTGTAATCTAAATCTATTGTATTTATCTCAATTCCATGCTCGCGAAGATACAATGCAACCTCAACAGATTTTTCACATTCTTTCCAAAGTCTATTCCAAATATCTTTAATCTCTGGGTACTTTTCTTTTTTGTAAATTACATGACATCCTGTAGAA